TTCAAAGTTTCACCGTTAAAAAAAAATGTGTATTTCCATTTTTTATAATTAATAAATGTTTTATCTGAAAATACACTTTCTAATAAAATATCACTACTATTAAGATTTCCAATTGTAATATTGTCATTAAATACATTTTTTAATATAGTAAATAATACAAATGATTTATTTGGGTCAGTATTTTCTAAAAACCCACCCCAAAATCCATTAATAAATATTTTCATTATATATATAACCTTTATTATTTATACTAGTGAAGATTTAAAACTGATCCTTTTTATATTTCATGATGAAAATTCATAAAATGAATAATATAATAAAATGATATTTACACTTTTTATATTGCTTTAATAAAGTTTCCTTCTACTATAATTGCTTCTAATTTACTAAAATTACAATACCCTCTTTTTAAAATTAGTCTATCATGACGTTTATTATTTTGTGCAATTCTACATAAAGCACACGTTGCATAGCCCCCATTTATTCCCCCATATCCATCCAAAGATGTAAAATATGTGCCATTAACATGTTTTTTGCAAGTTGAACAATATTTTGAATCACCAATAGTTACTTTGATCATTTTCATCCTAATATTATAAAGTTCAATATTTTTCTTATCCATTTTATACATTGCATATAACATATTAATTTTAATTAATTTCAATTTTATTATTAATTTGTTAAGTTAAAAATAAAATAAAGGTGCGGTTTTAAATCTTCAAGGGTGTAAATAATAAGTCTTGCACTTTTTTTTATTAAAATCATGATTTTTATTTATGAATAACATATCAAGATACATAAGCATGTAAATTAAACGTCCTAAAAAAATTATCGGACACTCGATTTATATATTTTTCCAGATCCTTGTGTAACAATTGTAGGTTCTGCCCAGTAAACATTGAAATTGTTATTTCTAATTACATAATTTAACCAGTGATCTACAGGACATAATATTGTATAATTCAGTAACTGTAATTTTTCCAAAATTATTTTACAACATCTGTTAGAAATTAAATAAGAATCTAAGCATCTTGTTTTGTCATTTTTATAAATAAACTTACCATTCACCAAGTTATTTTCATCTATATGCATACCACAACCATCGCCAATAAATAGCATATCCCATTCTTCTGGTAATCGACACATATAAAAATCTAATTTTTGGCTGAAATTGTGATGTAAAATTACATCATCTTCTAATATTAAAGCGAATTCAAGATTATTTTCGACTATTTTTTTAAAACATTCAATATGATGTAATGTTAGTGAAATTTCACTTTTATTTAGGTTTCTAAATTTTCTTATATCATCTATTGTTAATTTGTCTTTTCCTTTATTTGATACAAATTCATAATTAAAATTATATTTATTTAATTGTTGTATAATTATTTCTTTTCTTTTTACTAATTTATCATAATGAACTACAAATATTTTCATATAATATATATTATTTTTATTATTTTATTATTTTATTATTTCTATTTATATATCGTGTTTAAAATGAAATGCTGTATATGTGGGACTGTTAAGAACTGCGGTCCTTATTTGGATAAAGTATTTGAAAATATTGAAAAAATTGGTTCTCTATTTGATGACTACAAAATATTATTATATTATGACACATCAGAAGACGATACATTAAATAAAATAAATAATTATCAAAATAAAAATGCTAAATTATTATTTCATATAAATAAAAACCATCTTTTGAAACATAGAACATATAACATTTCACGCGGTAGAAATTTTTGTTTAAGATATATAAGAAATAACTTACCAGACTATGAAATGTTTATAATGATGGATATGGATGATGTTAATTGTAAAGAAGTTAATTTAGAACCACTTAGGAACTCGTTACAGAGAGAGGATTGGGATGCCCTATCTTTTAATACTAGCCCATATTATTACGATATTTGGGCTTTGTCAATAAAACCATATTATTTAAGTTTTTTTGCATTTAAAAAAACGGAAGAAATGTCTCAAACAATGATGGAATATGTAACTGAAAAATTAAAAATTGTAGAGACTGGAAATTTATTACCTTGTGCTTCCGCCTTTAATGGTTTTGCAATTTATAGAACAAAAAAGTTTTTAAATTGTAAATACGACGGAAGGTTACGATTAGATTTATTACCTTTTTGTAAAATATTTAAAGACAATAATACTTATGATAGTAAGTTTATACTTAAACCTGACGATTGCGAGCATAGAGCATTTCATTTAGAAGCAATTTTAAAAAATAATGCAAGAATAATGATAAGCCCTGAAATTATATTTACATAAATACTATTTCCGGGCTTATCATTATTCTTGCATTATTAATTTTTCTTGCCATTTGATGAAAAGCACGATGTTCACAATCTTCATATCTACCTTTTATATGTCCATAATTTTTATAAACTAAACCGCGCGACTGTTGCGCCGCTGCATGTGCGTCTAAAAGATGTTGGGGAAACAAATCAGTTCTCACATTTCCGTCATAATACGCGTTTAAAAATTTATTTGTCCTATAAATTGAAAATCCATTAAATGATGATATACATGGAAGTAGTTGCCCGGGCTTCAAACTTGTTAGTCTAGCCATAATATAATTTCTAATTATTGTGTGATATTTGAAATTATTATAAAAATGATTATAGCTAAAACAATAAGGCCAAATAGATAATCCCCAAATATCGTAGTAATGTGGGCTAGTATTAAAGGATAGTCCATCCCAATCTTCTCTCTTCAATGAATTCTTAAGAGGTTCTAAATTAACTTCTTTACAGTTAACGTTATCTGTATCCATCATTATGAAATAGGGAAAATGTTCTTTGTTTTTTTTTACAAAATTTAAACAGAAATTGCGCGCTATAGCTATGTTATGTGTTCTGAATGGTGTTACTGGGTTTTCATTTACGTAGAAGGTTAGTTTGGGGTTTTTTTTTTGTTATTTTTTTAGCTTTTCTAATGTATTATCAGTTGATTTGTCATAATATAATACTATTCTGTAGTCATTAAAGAGTGAACCGATTTTTTCTATATTTTCAAAAACTTTATTTAGATAAGGTGCGCAATTTTTAACAGGTCCACATATGCAACAATTCATTTTATTTTATATTTTTATTAAAAATTGAAAAAAATAACACGATCCAAGTATAAATCAACTTGTCTTCGTATAAAAATAAAATAATGTTAACATTTGCAGTTGTTACTGGTAGATTTAATAATGAAACACGTGATAAAAATTACGAATATAGAAAGAAGTACGACTATAAATGTATATACTGTGTTCCGCAAGAATTATCGCCAAAAATAAGTTATGGGCTACCTGTGTTTGTTATTGAAATGAATAATTCTGTTAATAAAATTGAAGGAATTGGACTAATTAAAAATAAACCGGAATTTGATAAATATTATAAAGTTCATACTGACGGAAACACAAATAGATACACATATATAGGTAAGTATTTTATGGATCGTGACCTAATTTATAGATATAATAGTCGACTTGTTGATATATTGGAAGTAATATTATTTAAAGGTAAAACACACTCTAAACGAGGTCTTGGCTTAACATGTATTCCAGAAAAAGTTTTAATACTTGATATATGTAGAGGGTTTGACGTTAAACAAGAAATAAAACGGTTATTTATAGAATATTATAATAATGGTAGTATAAGTAAACAATTTATAAACGAAGAAATAAAAGAAATAAAAGAAATAAATTAGAAAATAAATAGATAAATAAATATAATGACAACTATAGACACAGATGTTTCACATTATTCATTATCTGAATTAATGGCAATTGTCGAACTTCAAGAAGTAGAACCTAAAAAAATCATTAGCAAAACAAACCATTTTATAAATAAATTTAAAAATAGTAATCCTGAACTATCTGTTTTTTTTAAGAATGTTCAAAGCCAGCTCTTACAGTATAGTAATGGATTATCAGCTGAAAATAGAGAGAATAACAGTTCCGTTTCTAATAAAATTATTATTGAAGGTTTCGGTAATATGTCTAATGAAGCTATATATCCTTACGGAGACCAACAAGTTACAGATTGGTATTCTAATGAAGTCCTTACTCAAAGCGATCCAATCCAGGCTGATAAAATCACAGACAGAGTTCAAAAAATAGACATTTTTGGTAATCAATATGTTCCTATGAATAAACAACAAATTGCTACTACTGATACATACCAGGTACCCGTGAAACAAGACACTTTAAATCCAAATCTTAAAAATACAATTAGCCGTTTTATAAATTTAGATAGCCAATTTAGGCAATATACCAGCGGTATCGACACAATGTCCACCGATTATACATTAGACTTATCTGATACTTTAAAAAACGCACTAAGTTTGCGTCTTTATTCATATCAAATACCTTATAGTTGGTATGCGATTGATAGCGCTTACGGTAACACATGTTTATGGATAGTAGATATAAGTAATAATTATACGGTAGCTGTATCTATTTCACCAGGTAATTATTCGCAGTCGCAATTTGTGTCTACTCTAGGTGTCGCATTTGGAACAGCTGGGTTCGATCCTTCAACTAATATAGTACAGTATAATGAAAATAGTGGAAATATAACATTAAATTTTAACGGCGTAACGTATACAGATACTAGCGGAAACGCCTATGAAATCACTAGCGACACGAAAATATTTTTTTATGACTTTACTGGTGTACTTCAGTGTAATAATAATTGTTATAGTAAAACGAATAATTATTTTAATAACACACTTGGCTGGCTCATGGGTTACCGTGTTCCTTATATAAGTGTTGACTTAAGTGGTAACACTGCACCTTCTATATTGGATTTAAATGGACCTAAATATTTGATACTTGTTATAGACGATTATAATCAAAATCATGTAAATAATAGTCTCGTTTCTATTTCGCAGTTTTCAAATACTTTAAAATTACCTTCTTACTATTCACAAGACTTACCATTTACATGTATAACTCCTACACAACAACAAAGTATTTTACAACAACAAGGTAATAATTTAAGTCAAATAGTTGCCGATGTTACCGGTCAAGCGTATTTCGACACTCAGGGTTCTGGACCGCTAAACGGACTTTTAATAGCAGGTAAATATCAGGAGGAATATTCGAATACTCAACAAGTTTTACCAAGTGCTCCAAGAACTTTAACGCAAGCCCAAATTTACACTATAAATCAAATTAATGCGAATAGAAATAACTTAACAAATTATCTTGCCAAAGCACCTACTTCGTCGGATATTCTTGGAGTGCTACCTATTAAATCTTCTTCAGGACTACAAACAGGTTCTTTACTTGTAGATTTTAGCGGTTCATTACAAGATAATACACGAACTTATTTTGGTCCAGTAAATATAGATCGAATGGCGATTAAGTTATTAGATGATAAAGGAAACGTATTAAATTTAAATGGTAACGACTGGTGTGTTACCTTAGTATGTGAATGTTTATATCAATACTAAAATATGTGTTTTATGATTTATATTTTATATGTATGTATTTTATGATTTATACAATATTTAACTATTTGGGAAAATACGGGCCAATCATAATGTTGATATTTTCTCTCTACTTATTGTCGGATAAACAAAATTTACAGTTCTATTATTTGATTGGATTAGTTATAAACTCTATTTTAAATTTGATCCTTAAAGGTATTATACGACAACCGAGACCGTGTGACGATGAAAAAAACTTCAATATTGCTTTGAAAAATATTCCTGAAACTATATTTAAAGACGGTGTTCCTTTTAATATCTTTGGTATGCCTTCCGGACACGCGCAATCGGCTTTATATTCAACGACTTATATTTTTCTCTCTTTAAAGAATATTAAAGTATTATTATTTTATGTATTTTTGTCAATTATAATCGTTTTGCAGAGAATTATGAAACAGTTTCATACAGTTTTTCAAGTTGTTGTTGGATTATTTATAGGTTCTTTCATGGGCTATGTTGCTTTTAACTTTGCAGAAATAGTTCTGAAAGGACGTATTAGAGAGAAACCTGATGACTTCGGCCCTCTTTAAGTTCAAAAATATAATATTATTAGTATATTAATATTATATTAAATGTATAACTTTTTGAATAATGTAATTAAAAACACCGATACAACTTCTGTTAATGGTAAAAAAAAATGCAATACATATACTCCTTCTTTACCAAGTTTTAGCCCAATTATTAATTCGTTATCTTCAAGCTCATCTGTCGCCGGTCAATATGCTCTAATATATGTTACTGGAGCGAATTTTTTACCTAATGGCACAACATATATAAATTTCGGTATTTTTAAAAATATTTCAGTAACGTTTTATAGTTCATTTAACATATCTTTTGTAGTACCATCATACGCACCTAAAGGTAGTTATAATATAGTTGCCGTAAATATTTATAATGGTTACTTTAGTTCTCCTGTTGGAAATTCTTATCCGGCAAACTTAAATTATTCGACTAGTAATATTATATATGAAATTTTATAAATAATATCATATTTATGTATAATGGGCGCAGGAATATTACCTACAACTATTCACCATGGTAAACTTTATTTTTTGTTTGGTAAAGAAAATAAATATGAAGATTCAGCACCAGGATTTTCCGATTTCGGCGGAGGAACAGATAATAATGAAACCCTTTTTGAAACCGCTATAAGAGAATCAGGTGAAGAATTGACTGGATTTTTAGGTGATGATAACGATATAAAAAAACTTTTAAAAAAACATGGTACATATAATATTGACTATAAATCAGGAGGACATAGCACGTATCGTATGCATATTTTTCCGTTTGAATATAATCATTTGTTACCTTTTTATTATAATAATAATCAAAGATTTCTGCAAAAAAGATTAGACCCAGAAGTTATAAAGAATAGTAAAATTTTCGAAAAAGCGGAAATACGTTGGGTTTGTGTAGACGATTTAAAAACAATGCGTCCTCAATTTCGTTCCTATTTTCAGAATATTGTTGATATGTTACTTAAGCAAAAAAATGATATTAAACATTTTATAGAGAGAAAACACAAAAAAACACTGAAAAAAAAGCACCAAAAAAAAGGCACTAGAAAATTATTTTAAATTTTTTTGTTTAATTTCCAAAAATTTGTCAACAAGTGAAATGGTATTTAGAAACTTATATTTTTTTTATTTGAAAATCATAAAAATTATAATATATATGTGTTAAAAATTTATTTTGTAAATAATAATAGTATTTATTATATAATGATAATTAGATATGGAACAATTGAAGAAAATATTGATGTTACTGACATATGTTTATTAAAATTAACTAAAAATAATATTATTACAATTCCTAATGGTGATGAAAATAGAGCAAATTTTTTTACAGACCCCGTTTGTGGAATTAAAAAAAAAATATTTATAACGCTTGATGATATAACAAATGAATATGAAGATTATTATTTAATAAAAATAGATATAGTAACAAAATTAGTTAATACCATTAGTAATTACGAAATAGACGACAAAATTGCAAATATACACTCTAAATTAAATATAGCACATGGTGATTTTAGCGAAGAACTACCCGAACAAAAAATGGTCGTCAGATATTTGACCGGAAATGAAAATGTTTTAGAAATTGGTGGAAATATAGGAAGAAATTCATTAATAATATCATCTATCTTAAAAAATGATAATAATTTGGTAACGTTAGAAAGTGATAAAGATATAGCAGTTCTATTAAAAGAAAATAGAGACCTAAATAATTTAAATTTTCATATAGAAAACTCGGCGTTGTCAATGAAAAAACTAATTCAACGAGAATGGGATACTATTTATAGTGATGAATTGCTTGATGGTTATAAATGGGTTAATACTATTACGCTAAATGAATTGTATGATAAATACAATATTACGTTTGATACATTGATATTAGATTGTGAAGGTGCATTTTATTATATTTTAATAGACATGCCTGAAATATTAAATAATATTAGTTTAATTATAATGGAAAATGATTATCATGATATATTACACAAACAATATGTTGATAATGTATTAACACAACATAACTTTTATAGGGATTATGTAGAAAGTGGTGGATGGGGAGTATGTTATAATAATTTTTATGAGGTTTGGAAAAAATAAAAAATTTAAAATTTTGCTTTTTAAGACCTTTTGACATTTTTTATATCTTGAAGAGTGTAAATTTAATATTATAATTATGTATAATATTATGTTTAATTCGCAAAATGGTGAAGACGAATATTTAGAAACAAATATTTTTAAAGGTTATAAAAATGGGTTTTATTTAGATGTATGTGCTTGTGACGGAATTATCAATAATAACACTTTATACTTTGAAAAATATAATAATTGGTCCGGAATAAATGTTGAACCCATTCAAGAGTTATTTGAAGAACTAATAATTAACAGACCAGATAGTATTAATTTAAACTGTGCTATTTGTAATACTGATGGTGTTGCTGAGTTTTTATACAATGGCTCTTGGCAAAAATTAGAAAATATACTTTATGAAAAAAATATATCAAAAATAAATTTTTTATCACTCGACATTCAATTTGCCTCGTCTCAAATTATTAGATCTATAGATTTTGATGAAGTATTTATAGATGTTATTTTATTTAACAATAGATATAATGATGTAAATACTTCTATTATAGAATATTTACAAGACAAAAATTATGAAGTTATTATTAATAACCAAGTAAATATTTTAATGATAAATAAAAACTCTATTTTTTACAGCTAAGTAAGTAACTATGTGAGCATTTTATATTATAATTTATATAGTCTTTATTTTTTCTTCATCTATATTGGTATTTTGTTCTACTTGTTTTTTCTCTTTTTCCATTATTTTTAATGAGCATTCTATTTTATAAAATATGTCATTATACAATATAAATACCATCGCACAAACTAATGCAGACGACAACATATGTGCTATTTCGATAGTTGAATATTGAAACATCTTTTATCAGGTTTGTTACTTTAATTTACGAATGGATAGTTTGCTGTTTCGAAATTTCGATATTTCGATTTCAATTTTTTTTATTTTTAAAAATAAATATAAAAAAAATATAAAACATCCCAGAGTTATAAAAAAACGTAATATTATATTTTTGAAACCTACTTAAAGAACGCAATTATATTATGAGTAAAACCAATATAGAATAAGACATATTGATAGCAATACTGTTATAGGTATCATTATTTTGATAACTATATAAATTTTATTATTTATATATGGTGTTTCTTGTAAATTAAAATTGTTTATAAGTGAGTTAGTTACACTTTCTTCTACGTCTTCTATTTTGCTATAACCGCCGTAAATATGGTATCCTATTCTGTTAGCATATAAATCGTATATTGTTATGTTATTTGCATCGTTATTTGTTTCGTTGTTCGTTTCGTTATTTGCTGTTCCGTCTTCCATAATAATTATAAAAATAAATAATCTTAAATTGTTTTTATAATTGTTTTTTTATAATTAGTTATTATAAATGACATTTACTCATACTATAATCGTTATGTTTGTAGGTAGTGTGTTAATACAATATTTTTTAATGTCACCAATCATGGTAAGTAGTAGAATATATATTACTAATAACGTAAGTAAATTATATATATCCATTATTATGGCTATTTTTATGTTATTTTTAGAGGTAATGATGCATGATCATCAATATAACGTGTTTAGTGCGAAATTTTATATAATTCTTATTACCGGTTTAAGTATTTTTATTTATTTATACAGAAACCAAATTGCTATTAATGACAAACAATTTTTAGAAGAAATGATAGAACACCATTCTATGGGTATATTTACTAGTGAAGAAATTTTGAAGAAGACTGATAGTTATGAAGTGACAAAGTTAGCGAAAAATATTATACAAACCCAACAGGATGAAATCAGATTTATGCAAGATCTTTTATCTAAAAAGCAATAAATTTTTTATTTTTTATAAAAAATTGAATTTAAAATATATAAATAAAACTCATGTTATAGCTTAATAAGAAATGACAGAAACACCTATTTTAAAAATAAAACAAAAGGGTATGGTTTGGGTCGAAAAAATATTAAAAGGTGACCTAACTAATACAAAACCCGGCTCTATATCTCATTTGTTATATGGTGAAAAACCGAGTGAACAATCTATAAATATCAAACTAGGTCGTCTTGGTGAGTATATTTCAAAAGAACTAGTAATATCCAATACGTATTTAGAGCTACTTAATTGCGGAATTCAAAAAATAAATAATAAAAAAAAAGATGTTGATTTAATATTTAAAGATGAAGTTAATAAAATAATTTATTATCGCGAATTAAAGGGAAATATTGAACTTGATACTGAAAAATTACCAGCAACTATTTCCAAATGTAAAGAAATAGAAAATTCATTAAAAAATACATATTTAGATTATAGTATTAACTGTGGAATTCTAAATTGGAGTGTATATAGTAGAAAAATATTGACTGCTGGAATATCTAATATCAAAATGTTTGAAAATGGTGGTATCAAAATAGATCATATGGGTGACTTTTTAGAAATGATTAATATTGTATGGCCTGAAGACGATTATTATTCTTATTTTAGAGAAATTGGAACTAAAATAAAACAAAGTTATGAATAGACAAAATTTACAGACTTCTTTTAATAATTTTTAATAATTAAATGTTTTGTATTTATTTCATCTCCTATACGATTATCATATAATTTAAATCTATATTTTTTATCGTATTCGGCTACAATATAGTGACAATATAATTCTTCTATAAATTTGGTCTTACCTATTATCATTAAACATTTTATTTTGGTATTTTTAAAATATTCAGCTAATTTAAGTTGTTCTTCTTTTCCGAATTGGCAGTAACCGTAGTCTGTAAATTCGCTATCGTACGGAGGGTCTAAAAACATGAAATTTGTTTCGTCATTATAATTTTCAAATATATATTCAAATCCCTTATTTAATATTTCTGTTCTACTTAATAACATTTCATATGCGTTATTTTTTAAGTCACTATAATTTATGGTTTTATATTTACCAAATGGTATATTAAATTTACCATTTTTATTATATCTTAACATACCTCTGAAACATGTTTTTCTTTGGTAATAAAATCTTTTCGCATTATCTAATTCATCATAAATTTTCATTTTGTCTCTAACATCGTAATACGTATTTTCATCGTTTTTATTGGTTTCCATAAATTCATAAATATCTTGGCCTTTCCCGTTCCCTATACTTTTATAAAAATCGATTAATTCAGTATGAACATCACTAATTACAGCTTCTATAGGATTTAAATAAAAGTATACTGATCCGCCTCCTACAAAAGGTTCAATATATTTATTAAACTTTTCCGGAAAATATTTTTCAAACACCTTTATTTCGTCACTTTTTCCACCACTCCATTTTATTAGAGGTTTTAAATGTTGGGTTTTTATTTGGCTATTTTGTTCTATAACATGATTTATTTGTGTTTCACTATTTTCGGTTTCGAAAATGGTCTTACTGTTTTCTATTAATTTAATTATTTCGCTTTTATTTTTTGACTTACATTTTTTTATTCCGAGTTCTTCACACTTTGCTAGAAGCTCTGATTTAGATAATTTAGTTAAATCCATTTGGTTATCTAGGTTGATTTCTTTAATAGTACAAGTTATATTACTGTTATTATCCATATTATTTAATTCAATTTTATTATTATTAAATAATAACCAATTATATTTATATCATATTGGTATATAAATTTTGTGCTTGTTCGGTTTCACAATGAACTTCTGGTGGTCCTGGCCATTCTGTATAGGCTTTTGCTTTACTCGTTGGTCTATCTAAAGCAAGTAACATTTTTAGCGCTTTAAGTCTTCTCTCTAACGGTTCCATATTAAACGATATTTTGCGGGATATTTGCTTCCAACGCCATTCAAATTGAAGAGCTGCTTGCCAATCAGGAAACCCTGCGACATGTGCCGCTCTAGTCCATGTTTCACCTTTTAAAACTTTTGCACTCGTCGCATGGGCACCACCTTTAATTTCTTTATTATGCTGTCTTAAACGTCTATTCAAGTCTACGGTTGCACCCACATAAGTATTTCCATTTGTTGATACTAATAAATAAACATATGACATGAGTAATATACATATATATATAATAATATATGTTAAACCATATTATACTTTAAGTGTAAAATAAAATATAATATAATATAGAAATATATTATGATAGAAAAAAATATATTTCAATCTTGGAATAAAAAAGTACTACATCCATTAGTTCAGGAAAAAATTGATTTATTTAAAAAAATAAATAGCGACTATACATATCATTTATACGATGACGATGAAATGGATGACTTTGTGAACGAAAATTTTAAAGGCGAAATAGCTGACTGTTATAATAAAATAAATATAATTGTTGCAAAGGTCGATTTTTGGAGATATCTCGTTTTGTATAAATTTGGAGGTGTATATCTAGATATGGACTCAAGTATTGAAAAACCATTAAACGATTTAATACGAGACCATGATGAAGCGATTATAACGGCAGAAGGTAATCCTGGGTTATACGTACAGTGGGCGTTAATATTTTCAAAACAACATCCCATTCTAAAAAAAACGATTGACTTAATAGTCAATAATATTAAGAATAACCGTTATCCAAATGATATCCATAAAATGACTGGTCCGACAGTCTATACAAGAGCAATAAATGAGGTCCATATGAATTTATTTGCTGGTAAAATAATAGACCATAAAAAAATTAATAAGAATATAGATATAACTTATAGGTTAAATAATATTTCATATCGTTTATATAGTATTGATTATAATGGATACTTTTGTTTCGAACATAAGTATAAACATTTATTATATTACGGTAAAAAACATTGGAAACAAGAAGAAAAAGATAAACAGTTATTACACCTTTTCTAATTTAAAACGCCCGTTATTTAATTAGTAACTTTGTTTTTTCTGTTTTTGGAACATTATCTCTTGTTCTTGTAATATTTATTTTACATAATTTATATAAACATATATCAGTATTAACATTTTGCCAACCAAAACAATTACAATATTCACAACAAATTAACACATTATTTTCTGCTATAAATGTATCTCCAATTTTTATTTGTTTTATTTTTGAATTTTTTATTAAATTTTATTATATATTAGAAAGAAGATAAAAATGGAACCAAACAATGTATTCTCTCTTCTTCGAATAATTCGCCTTCATAATTAATTTGATATTGTTCTGTATTATTTAACAATTCGACTGTAGTAGTTTTTAATATATCAAATATTTCTATTAGTTTTCTATATGTAATTTCAAAAAGTTTTGTTCTTATTTTGGTCATATAATTGAAGTCCACAAAATATTCCGTAATAGTCTCTCCATCGTCTTTAATATAGCTAAATTCTCTGATATATATGTGAAATTCTAATGCATTACGGTCCAAATCATCTTTTTCAATCGTCTTGTAATAATTTTCTTTATACTGGTTAAACATTTTTGTTTTGCTTTCGGAATTTTGATACTCACCGCAATACTGTATAAAGGTATTGTCTAATGGTTCTGTCACTACTGGTTTACATTTTACAGAAATAGTAGTTTCTACTAACATTTTTTCTTTTTCGCAATAATGTGGGCAAGTTATTCTCTCTTCAGTTGTTAATATTTCAAAATAGTTTTTATTTATTTCAAAAAATGTATTTATCACGTAAATGATTTCTTTATATGAACTCATAGTTGATATAGAACGTAGGCAATAAATTGTATGAGGAAAAATCTTTTTTATAGCCATCACTTCGTTACTGTATAAAGATCGCATTTGTATTTATTTGAAAAGTTAACTTTAAATTTATTTGTATTATTTATATTATATTATTACATACTATAAATAAAATCATTTCAATTTTTTTATGGAAAAATAAAATTTAATTCATAAAAGGTTTAGTTTACAAAGGGATAAAAATTTAAATCAATGTCAATATATTTGTCATAATTAGGAAAATCTAAATTTTTTATGGGTAAAATCTGAGTATTTAACTGTGGGACTAAATTAAAATATTTTTTATTTACATAAGTCATTTCTATTACGTCTGGTATTTTATCAACAACTACGCCATAATTGTTACCATGTACATGTACTATATAATGTGTTTTTGCTAATTTTTCTAGGCATTTTAATTTATCACTTTGATTGGAACCCCATCCGTTATCTGTAATTCCATGAAATTCAATAACAATCTGTTTAAAATTTTGTAATAAATTTTCATCTATATTTAATAACCATGGATATTCTCCGCCTTCTATATCCATTTTTAAAAAAATATTTTTAAAATTATTTGATAAATAATATAAATTAGCGTTATTATTATCAGAAAAACTATTAATATTTTTTTTTATAAATGTGATATCCTTTGTATAATGATATGGATAATTATTGATTGTACCATCAAAACCATAACTATTATACCTTGTCATTTTATATTTATCGATAAAATCACGCGAGAAACTTTCTTCATTAGATATTCCAGCAGAAATATAACAATCATATCCTCCATCTAAATCTGCTATTACATATCCTCCATCGCCGTTTATTCCAAGTCTTGTTTTTTTTTCAAACTGATAAACTTTTAATAATTCAAGGTCAATCATGATGTAATATATATATATATAAAAAAAACATAAACTCACTAAAATTTATTCGTAATTAGGTTCTTTAAGTTATATTTTCAATTTATTATATAAAAAACATACTTTTTTTTTCCAAAACTTTTTTGGGAAATTCAAAATTGGACAAAAAAAATGTCCAAAATCGATTTTCCGAAAAAAGTTTCCGAAAAAATCTGTTTTGTGACGATAATGAAAAATTAGCAT